GGGCCCTATTGACAGAATATGAACGTAACATGAACCATTTCCCACCAGTAGCACTACCGGTGGTGCAATTCATAGCACGTTCATAAATGCAACCAGTGGCAAATGTGAAAATGTAAATAAACTGTTAAATCAAAATCGGCTATTGACATTAGCGCCGATATATGGTATAATATATGTAAGGGCGAAAGCCTTGACAATATTTAACAAAGGAGTGTACTATAAAATGTATCATTGGTGGTGCAATGGCTGTCAATGTCCGTGCGACGATGGTGGTTTGCTTAATGGTAAATGGTATTGCATTGAATGTCTTGACAAGATGTGTGAAAATGCTGATTCAATTAAAGGAAAGGAGAAAGATGTAAATGATAGTAGCAATGTTTCGGAGTGATTTAGACAAGAAGTATTACGTTGTATACAACGATATGACAGTCAAAACATATGAAAGGCTGAATGACAGTATGCGTTATTTTATGTGGTATGTAGCAACACGTACAATAGTATGGCGTGGCTACACAATAATGACAACTAATGAACAAATGTCCGAGTTAATAATTCAGTATATAGTTACAGTAAAGGGAGTGACAATATGTCAGTAAATGGTAAACATAATTATCATTCACAGTACGACACTAAAATACAACAAATAGCTAAAATGGACGAAACTGAAATGATAAAGTATTACAATCATTTGAGAGCCGTAATGGGTCAACGTTTGCGCCATTTTGAGCGTAAAGGTTATGCAGATACTAGTGACTGGTATCAACGTAATAAAGATGTTTTTGTTAGCAAAGGTCAAGATTTATCACGCCATGTAAGAGCGCAAGCAATAATATCACTCGAAACACAGCTAAATCGTGCTGATGCAACAACAACAGGTTACGAAAAAACAAGGGAAAAGATATTAAGAACTTTGCATAGAAAAGGTTCAGACAAGTACAGACCATTTGCATATGTTAATGAAGATAATCTTGACAAATGGGGCGATTTTATGGAAGCATTACGTGATATGACTGGTGGTAAAATGACGTACTATGACCCCGAAGAACTTGAAGAACTGTGGAACAAATATGACCAATATGGTGCAGAATCTGACGCATTTCAAGATGCATTTGATGTGTTCACACATCACCCTGCAACAGCGATAATACAGGACAAAGAGTTTGAACCAAATGAATACAATAGTTAAGTGTTAGGAGTTAATCAAAAATGCGCATTTATAATGTAAAGAATTTCCCCTATAATTTTATTAAAGGTATAGACAATGTAAAGCGCAGAAAGACCGACAAAGGGTTGAAAGCCAAACGTGATTATAAAAATTTGGTTTGTGCGTTTGATATTGAAGCAACAAATCTTAAACAGTACAAACAATCTATAATGTATGTGTGGCAATTTCAAGTCGATGAATTGTTCACTGTTATGGGCAGAACGTGGCAAGAGTTTTTAGAGTTTTTAACAAAGTTTTCAACACATTTGACAGACAATGAATGGTTAGTTGTATATGTTCATAATTTGTCATATGAATATGCGTTTATGTGTGGAATATATGATTTTGAACAGAAAGAAGTATTTCCCATTCTACCACACAAAATATTGAACTGTGAAATGTTTCAGCACTTTGAATTTCGCTGCAGTTATTTACATAGTAATATGTCATTACATGATTATACAAATAAAATGCAAGTCGAACATAGAAAGCTGAAAGGTGACGATTTTAATTACAATAAAATACGCTATCCGTGGACAATTCTTACACCAAATGAAATCAAATATTGTGTACACGATGTTATCGGTTTGGTGGAAGCTGTGAAGAAAGAATTATCGCTTGACGGAGATACTTTATATACAATTCCTGCAACATCAACGGGTTATGTGCGGCGTGATGTAAAGAAAGCAATGCGTGGTTATCGTCTAACGGTGCAGTCATTGATACCAACATATGAGTGTCAGAAGCTACTATCAAAAGCATTTCGTGGTGGTAATACACACGCAAATCGTCATGTTGTGGGGGATATTGAGAAAGAGGGATTTGTTCGTACCTTATATAATGTAAAAAGTCGTGATATGTCAAGTGCATATCCAGCGGCGCAAATGAACAAACAATTTCCCATGAAGCCATTCATTAAACAGCCGCCAAGAAAGGAAATTCTTGAAAGCTGTATTAAATCTGTACAGCCGTTTGTAGCTGACATTACTATTAAGAATGTCAAGCTTAAAGATGATACATTTCCAGTACCATACATTTCAAAATCTAAATGCACTGAAATACCAACATATCCGTATACTAATGAAAAGGGAAGAACTCGATACCGTGACGGTGCAATGTACGATAATGGTAGAGTTTTAAAAGCTGAATCATTGCGTATTTCTTTGGTAGATGTTGACTACAGAATCTTGAAAAGTGAATACGATTTTGAGATTGAAAAAGTACATGATATTTATACATCTGTTTACGGTGATTTACCCGATGAAATGAAAGAAGTTATAATGACGTATTTCAGATTGAAAACGGAATTAAAGCACGAAACAGGCGACATGGCTGTATACTATACTAAAGCAAAGAATAAATTAAATAGTATCTATGGTATGAGTGCGCAGAACCCAATTAAACAATCAATACTTTATCAATTAATGGAAGATGAATTTGGCGAATCATGGAAATCTTTTGTTGAAGCTGATGAAGATGAAGAAATGCTATATGATAACTATAAAACAAAGGCTTTCTTTTGTTATCAGTGGGGTGTATGGACGACAGCATGGTGTCGCTATATGTTAGAAGAAGCTATTCAATTAATACACAGTCACCAGTCGTTTATTGGTGATGTATGTCTATTTGTATATTGTGACACAGATTCAGTGAAATTTATTGATGAGGGTGACGTTATTGACTGGAATAAATTGAATAACATTAGAATACGTGACAGCAAAGAAAGTGGTGCATACGCTGATGATGTTAATGGGCACAGATACTATTTAGGTATGTTTGAAGCAGAAGATACAGCGATTAGATTTAAGACAATGGGTGCAAAAAGATACGCCTATGAAGTGAAAACAAAATATTGTGATAAATGCCCTGAATTTAAGAAAAATTGTTGGGGAAAATTAAAGATAACAATTGCAGGAGTTAACAAGACAAAAGGTGCATATGAATTGCTTGACAATGGTGGATTAGAAGCAATGCAAGATGATTTTATATTCTTTGAAGCAGGTGGTACAACAGCGAAATATAATGAACCAAAATATGTTGACAATGAATTAAAACCTTTAATGACAATTAAAGTTGGTAGGCATGAACTACCAATTACAGCAAACGTGTATATCGAAAATACCACGAAAACGCTTGACCGAACGACTGAATATTTAAATATTACAGAATTGTCAAAACTTTATGAACTTTCTCAAAAGGCTTGACAACGTGTGGAAAATGTGGTATAATATATAATGTAGAAAGGTGGTGAGACACATGGTAAGACCCAAGGGAACACAGTCAACTCGTGGCAGAATCAGTCGCATTCTTTGCACTACATATGCTACAATTCTTTGCTTTAACAAGGAAACAAAGGCTAACGAAGAAGTCAAGATAGTCCTTGACGGAGAAGTTGCTACTGATAACATAATCAGTAAAGCAAAGAAAGACAAAATTTATGACGACAAGTACGTGGCACTTGACGTTATAGATAGCAAGGTTGACACAGCACTGTATGCAATATCTGTACAGGATTTTGTTGCTCACGCTGAAAGAATCGAAATGCCCACAGAAAACGACAAGTAATTGAAAAGGAGTTGTGCAAACAATGGCTAAAGAAAAGGCAAATGTTGAACAGGTAGAGGAAACAGCGGTTGCACTGGTTGCAGGTGAAGAAGCTGTCATCAATTCAAGGCAGGAAAGCGAAATAGTTTCGTCAATCCTTGACGGCGATATTTCGTCATCATTTGAGATTCTTACAACGCTCAAAGAACACAGCGCACTGGAAGTCTATAGCATGACAAGACCCGATGATGAAGATGCAATTTCAATCGGTAAGAGTTGTAAGAACGCTGTGATAGAGATTGACGACTATATCGTCTACCATTTCAACGCAGGTACAGATAAGGTTGGAATTGTCATTATCGGCAAGGACGGCAACAAGTACGTCACTACATCGTCTTATTTTATCAAAGAGTTTCTTATTCTTGTTTCACTGTGTGCGTCTGACGGCGTATCGTTGGATAGAATCAAAGTGTTACACAAGGTAAGCAAGAATAAAACCGCTGACGGTCAGACAATGACGTATCCTATGCCGAGTATGATATTCTGATAAAGTCACATAACTTACCCTAAATGTATGACGAAGCCCCGCAATTAAAGTTGTGGGGCTTTTTCAAAGGAGTGAAATAATGTATAACTTATATTTGGAAAATGGTTATCTAAATATGAAAGCCATAATAGAAATGCCTATACCATTTATATTTGTAATTGGTGGTCGTGGAATCGGTAAAACGTATGGCACATTACAATATCTAATGGAACATGAAAATGTGAAGATGTTACTGTTAAGAAGAACACAAACACAGATTGACCTTGTTAATACGCCGTCATTATCACCATTAACACCTACAGCAAAAGATTTGGGATTTGAATTTGAAGTGAAGAAAATAGCGAAAAACTATTGCGGTCTTTATACTGTAGAGGATAACAGGCTATTTGCGTTTACAGCCGCTATGTCAACTTTCTCAAATGTTAGAGGTTTTGACGCTCAATCATTTAACTTTATCTTTTACGATGAATTTATTCCCGAACGTGGCGAACGTGTGAATAAAACAGAGGGTGAAAAGTTTGTCAATATGATTGAAACTGTTAACCGAAATAGAGAGCTACAGGGCGGCGAACCAGTTAAGGTTATCTGTGCGAGCAACAGTAATGACATAGATAATTTGATATTGCGTGAAATGAATCTTGTTGACATTGCCGCACGTATGCAGGATAAAAAGCAGTCTGTATACATAAATAATAATCGTGGTGTTGCTGTGATTATGCCTAAAGATTCACCGATATCTGAAGCAAAAGCTGGTACGGCATTGTACAAAGCTGTGTCAAGTGACAGTGATTTTTATAACATGGCAATCGGCAATAAATTTGAACATTCACAGAACATTAAATCAGAACCTATAAAGGAATTTAAGCCGATAGTATCAATTGGCACAGTTACCATATATGTGCATAAATCACGTGGATATTTTTATGTGTCAAGGCATAAAGCAGGTGGTTGTACACAGTTTTCAACAGATACAACGTCATTGGTACAATTTAAAGTAAACTATAGGTGGTTAATTGTTGCGCACATGGCACAAGAAGTGCATTTTGAATCGTTGTCTGTGAAGCAAGATTTTGAAAAATTTTTGCTCTAAAGGCTTGACAAATCATTGCAAGTATGCTATAATAATAATGTAAGGGTGATAGGCGCAAGCGGCACAGTCCACTCTGCGGAACAGAGAGCCATGAACACAGGACGGTTCATTAACTTGCGCCGCCTTTATACCATGAAAGGAGTTATATTTATGAATTTTATTGAAATTGAAAAGCTGTTAGAAAAGGGTTTTACTCCCGAACAGATAATGAAACTCAACACTACTACAGAAAGCAATAATGCCGCCGAAGAATCCAAGTCTGAAAAGAGCGATTCAGAGCCAAATTCGGCGGCAGATAATGCTGTCCCCAAGTGGGCAGAAAATCTCAATAATTCAATCACTGGTTTACAGCGTACAATGCAGGCAATGGCACTTGCAAATACACAGATAAATCAGCCTAAAAATGTTGACGATGTGGCGAACGAAGCACTCGCCGCACTGATAATTGACCCGCCTAAGAAAGGAGAATAATCATGGCAATTAATGATATGACAATTGTTCAGTCAAGTGCTGTTCTTAATGCAATTGTTAAACAGGCAACAGGACAGACACCGACACTTGATACAACAAATCCTGCAAATTTTGTGACCGTTGCACAGACACTTCTGAAACAAGGTTACGACCCCATTATTAATGCAATCAGTCAAGTGCTTACACGTACAATCTTTAGCGTAAGACCTTATACAAGGCGTTTCGGCGGTCTTGAGGTATCAGCGCAAAGATGGGGCAACCATATAAGGAAGCTGACAGCACTCGATTCTCCGTTTGAAAATGATGAAAGACTTTCACTTGTTGACGGGCAGTCTGTAGACCATTACAGAGTCAATAAGCCGAAAGCAATTCAGACAAATTTTTACGGCGAACATCAGTATCAGCGGCACGTAACAATTTTCAAAGACCAGCTTGACACAGCTTTCAACTCTCCATCTGAATTTTCGTCATTTATTAGTATGGTAATGCAGAACATATATGACCAAATCGAACAGGCGAATGAGGAATACGACAGGGCAACAATTGCTAACTTTATTGTTGGCAAAACGGTTGCAGACACAGCAAGCACTATACATCTTGTAACAGAATACAACGAATATATCGGCGGAAGTTACACCAGTGAAACAATTCGTGAACCTGCGGTGTACAACGATTTTATCAAATGGGTGTTCGCAAGGCTGAAAAACATAACAGACCTTATGGCAGAACGTTCTGTAAAATTCCATATGCGACCTAATGATGCGCAGGGAAACGCCGTACCGCTTATGCGTCATACACCTGCTAACAGACTTAAAATGTATATTTATAGTCCTGTTATGAATGAAATAACTGCACGTGTTCTGTCCGACATATATCACGATGATAAACTGAAAATGGCAGACCATGAGCGTGTAACCTATTGGCAGAACATTAACGTTCCTGACAGCATAAAGGCGACAGCAAATGTATTTGACCCTGCAACTGGTGGCATAACTGTTACCAACGAAACGACAGTAAATAATCTGTTTGGTGTACTGTTCGATGATGAAGCAATCGGCGTACAGAACATCAATGAATGGTCACAGAGTACGCCACTGAATGCGGCAGGTGGTTATACCAACATTTGGTGGCACTGGACACGCAGACATTGGAATGATTTTACTGAAAATGGTATCATTCTTCTGCTCGATTAATTGCTTGCAAGGGCATAACTCCTAACATATAGCAATGGCGGTGGGTGGAAACATCTGCCGTCATTTCATAGGTGGTGAATTAATGGAAGTATTACTATTTTATGGTGCTACTAAAAGAGACAACAGCACCAAAGTACCGACAGGCGGTGTGTCATATTTTGGTACACTAAAAGATGAATGTGATATGTTATCACCGTCGATATTATTTGACATGGGAAATGACAATCCAACGCATTACACAATGGCATACATTCCCGACTTTGGGCGCTATTATTTTTGTGACTGGACGTTCAGAGGAAGTCGACATTGGTGGTGTAATATGTCGGTTGACGTTCTTGCGTCATGGAAGTCAAGTATTGGTGTCAGTGATTTGTACGTTTTACGTTCAGCACAAGAACAGAATTTTGAACTACCTGATACAAAGTATCCTATGTCATTGGTTGCTAACTATAGGAACGTATCAATTTCAAGTGGTTTTCCCGCTTATACAGGCGGCGGCACGTATATAATTGCAGTCGTTGGCGGTAATAATGGTGCAAGTGCGGCGAACGGTGTTACATATTATGCTGTTACTACACAGGCATTACGTTCTTTGATGAATCGTATGTATAATAACAATGGTTTGACTGATGACTGGACACAATTCTTTGAAAAGAATTTTACAGAAGATAGTATTCCGCTGAAACTATTTGTTGACCCTGCACAGTACATCATGGGTTGTATGTGGTTGCCATTTACTAACATTGACTATTATCAGGCGGCTAACATAAGATTTGGTTATTTTGAATCGGCTGTTGCAGGTTTGGTGTTAATAACAAATCATCATAGGTGGGAGTGGAACATTCCATACACATCACTCATACCTAACAATGCAGATACCGAACTATGGAAATATTATTCGCCCTACAGTGAATATGAATTGTATCTACCTGCTTTCGGTTCAATGCCGATTGATGCCGCAACTCTTATCGGAAATACAAGCCGTTCATTGAAAATAAAGGGCGAAGTTTCGATATACACAGGTGAAGCTACTGTCTGTGTTTATGCCGCAAGTGGTGCGTATTCAGAGTGTTTAATTGGTAAACTTTCTTGCAATTTAGGTATACCTTTTATGATAGGTGGTGCGAAAGCTGATGTTACAGGAATGGCGCATAGCGCTGTCAATCTAACCGCTGATGTCGCAAGCATTGCACATGATGTCACGCATTTGGAAGTTAGTGATGTGACAAAGGGCGGTCAAAAGATGATAAACAATGTGGCAAAATCTGCAAATGATGGTATTGACCTAATCGCAAAAACTTACACACCTAAAGTATCAACAAGTGGTACACAGGGCGGTGCAAGTGATTTAAGCAGTCCGATTCAATTAGTGCGCAGATTCTTTGAACCTGCCGAACAAGACCCGACACACTATGGGTATCCTTTGTGTAAGGTAAAACGTATCAATACACTTGCTGGATTTATAAAAGTTGCTGACGGCGATGTAGAGTGTTCGGCAACATCAACAGAAAAGACAATGATACGAAGATATTTAGAAAGTGGGTTTTACTATGAATAGTATAATGAGTGGGTTTTCTCCACCATACGATTATGATTTTATTAACGCATACAACAGCGCATTTTCGCCGTCTACAGTACACGTAAAGAATACAGCACTTGCACTGTATTTCAAGCGTGGACTGCTACAGAAAGCAATGTCACCGTTCAAATGGACGACACCCGAAGAGTGGACTGGAAAAGCAAAAAGTTACATGATGTATGTGCTTTATGTTTTCGGCTACTATGCGATAATAAACACCGACAAATTTGGTGTTATTCCGCAGGGTTGTACATTGTCGGGTTATGATATCTTTTATCAGCCTAAATATTGTTCAATCAATAATCCGCTGATTAAGTACCATAAAATGCCCGAAATTGGCAAAAACTGTGCGCTTATACGTTTACAGCCTGACTACATGGGAGTTATGGATTTGGTAAACTATTACGGAGACCAAAAAGCGCTACTTGCCGAAGCTGTTGGTGTCAACGCTGTAAACAGTAAATTGTCGTGGGCAATTGCAGTTAAAGACAAGGGTCAAAGCGCAAGCTATAAAGAACTTTATGACAGATATGCAAGCGGCGAACCTGCAATATTTATGGATAAGTCGCTGTTAACACCTGACGGAAAGTTAGCGCTACAGTTTATCAATAAAGATGTTAAGAACAGCTATATTATCACAGATTTATTGCAAGATATGCGTACACTTGATAATATGTTCGACACTGAAATTGGTATACCAAACGCTAACACTATGAAGCGTGAAAGACTTATAACAGATGAAGTAAATGCCAATAACTTTGAAACGAAATCCAAATGCGAACTGTGGCTTGAAACTTTGCAGAAAGGTTGCGAAGAAGCACGTGATATCTTTGGAATAAATCTTGACGTTGATTGGCGTGATGAACTTACAATGAGTGATGTATCTTTGGGTGTTACTGAAAATCCCTCACTTATTGACAACGATAATAATAAGGAGCTGACTGGAAATGGCAACGATGATTGAATTAATGCAGAAAAGACTTTCGGAAATATCGCAGGAAATGCAGACAGTTGATAATCAGTGTACTATATGGAATGATAGGCTTGCAAGTCTTGCAGTACAGCGTGACTTAATCGAAGCAAAGATTAAGGAACTTGAAAATGAAAGTGGTGGTGAGAATGGCTAACAGTGCATTGCTTTCAATTGTTGCGTTGTATAATTATGACGAAACAATTCTTGACGGAATAAAACCGTTTTTACCGACTAATACAAGTACACCTGATATCAGCATAGCGGCGATACCTATTGACTTTGATGTTCTCAAAGAAAATCTGCTTTACGAAATTGGAGAATTGAGCATTTTATATAGCGAACCAACGTTTCTTAAAAATGCAATTGCTATGTGGGCGGCAAAGCAACAGTTACCGTGGCAAAGAATGTTCGATACGCTGTTTTATGACTACAATCCTTTGTTCAATAAGATACGTGAATATCAGCTTACCCGAAAGGACGCTAATACACGTACAAATGCGGAAACTACAACAGATAGTGGTACAAAGAATCGCACACAAAATGATACAGTTGATACCACTATTGATAGAACAGACAGTAGCACAGGCAGCGGTAGCAATAACGGCACAACAACACATACAGGTAATGGCACTGAAAATGAAGATATTGATGTTAAGAACTACAAACAGGCGTACAACAATATCGGTGAAAACTATTGGGCGTCGGACACACGTTCAGTTACAGACAGGGACGTTACAAACAGTGATGCTTATACGGACACTAAAACAGGCAGTGACCAATTTACTAATAGTACCGAACGTGACGAAGTTGATGCACAAACACTTGCCCGTTTAATAGCCGAAACAACAAACAAAAACCGCAACAAGAACGGTACAATTCTTGACAGCGGCGAACTGACAGATATTATTACAGAAAAGATAACTGGGCAGATACCTTTCCAGCAATTAATTGAAATGCAAAGAAACCTTGCTTTGTATAATCTGTATGATGTCATTATCAAACAATTCAAGGAAAGATTCTGTGTTCTTATATACTAAAGGTGGTGATGATTTTGGGCTTATTTGAACAGTTTCCCTATGCAAATTTTCACGAACTTAATTTGCAATGGTTAATGGCTAAAATTAAGGAATTAGAATCAAAAGAACCGAAAGACTATGATGAAATAATTGCCGAAATATTGCGCCGTTTATCCATAGCAGAGGAAAACATTGTCAACAATTTCAATACACTTAATACTGCAATTGAAAACGCTGTTCGTGTTGAAAATAATCACTATATTCAGACAACACAGAATATAATGAACATCAATATACGGCTTGACAATTTGATACAGACTGTAGAGGATTTGTTACAACGTGTGGTAATGCTTGAAACAAAAGTTAACGTCATGTATTTCCATGTAGTGACAATGGAAGATTTTGAACATATGCCGCACTTGCCTAACCATCAATATTGGGTATATGATGATGATAATTTACAGCTTTGGTTGGGCGATAGGCAGTTGACATTTAGAACACCTATTTACAGAACTGTGCTGACAACAATAACCAATTTGAGATACCAAACAGGTCGTGTCACATTAACATCAGTAGAGGAGATTTTAGCATGATTAGACAATATGTACCCTCATCACCTGTAGTTTCAGCAGTGCGTGAAGAATTGTATACTTTCTTATCAAATAGTACCGTATTTTTCCCCAAATGGCGTAATGAAAATGACCATGCAGAGGGCATAACTATTTATTATGATAGTGAGAAAACCGAACTCTGTGCGCATTTAATGGTGATGAATAATAAGGCAGAATTTAACTTACCGTCGTCGGGCTTAGGTACTGCCGTTTTCCCATATCGTGACAATAATTCAGTATACGCTTATGTAATGGCTGGATATACCACATCTGAAACTGCTAACATTAGCAGAGTACAATTTGTGGAAACAGAATGCGGTCTATTTATCAACATTTTACAGTCGGGTGGTACAGAAGCGTGGAAACGCAGACCAAATCTTGTATTTCTTACCAAAAATGGCGGATTTTCTTATCAATCATCGGGTAACACATCGGGAATTGATAACAGAGGTTTTGTGTTCCGTGGTGACAGCGCTGTTAACACTGGTTATTTAGGCGAAAGCGAAACTGTTTTAACTTGTTTTGCACCTGTTTGTGGTATATCACAGACTGTTAGCAATAATCAGCTTTTTGTCACACCTTTCACATCAACCCCTGCATTACCTGCTATTCTCGATAGTGATATTGGTAGATTTGTTACTGACGGATACTTTGCAATTCCTGAATTTTATGAAGAGGTGAATTAAATGGGCTTATGGGAACAGTTTCCCTATGCAAATTTTCATGAATTGAATTTGCAATGGGTGTTACAGTTACTGAAAGATTTAAACACACGTGTTACGACACTTGAAAACGTTGATATCAGACAGTTAATTATTAACGAACTCAATATAATGGTAGAGGACGGTACTTTCGAGAAATTGTTCTCTTCTATGCTTGACGAAATACGCCGTGCTATTTCCGAACTTGAATCACTTGTACAGTCAAACACTGACGATATAGCAAGTCTAAATGCGTCACAAGATGTGCAGGACAGTTTGATAAGCGGCTTACGCACTGATATGACACAGGCACAGCAAGACATTGAAGCACTCCGTAACGCTATACAGATTCTTGACCCTACAGGTGAAATTGGTGATATAGCGGAAACTATTGCTGAAATGCAAGCGATTATTACCACTATTCAGAATACTATTATTAGTATACAGAATACTATTAATAATCACGAAACAAGAATAACAAATCTTGAAAACGGCGGTACTATACCATTTGCTGACAGATATCGTGGTAATGATTTAACAGGAACTATGCCATTAAGTGAATTTGTTACACACGCACAAGCGCAGGACGGCAGAGTGCTATTAGGCGACTATGTTACGGTGTCATATACTGACCCTGAAACACTCGAAACAGCGTCTGCACAATGTGTACTTGCTGACAGTGACTGTATTGTTATACGTAACAGCAAACATTATGCATTTGGTAGACCTCTGCCGAACAGTAGCGGCTATTATCATTCTACCATTAAAACATATGCTGATATGTTAGTACAGGCTATATGTGAAGCTAACAATGTTACACCTAAAATGTTAACTGTGTACCTTGCCGCTAAAACATGGTTTGAATCAGGCGGTAGCGTTACATACTTTACACCTACTGCAAATGGTGAATCACATTACGGACTGCTATTGTCAAGCTGTGCTGTCTTTGGTTATCCTATGTTTGGCGCACTTGATAACAATGGATTCTATAAACAGTTACCGTTATTTAAGTATGAAAAGCCGTATCATGATACACTATTGTCTGATACTGTTTGTGAAAGTATATATGAGATATACGGTGAGAATATTAATATCGGTTACGGTAAGAACTGTAGAATACAGAATCTGCGACATAGTGATATGTTAGCTTTCTCACAGGGTAACACATATGATTCACAATATCCTTGTTTATTTGCTTTCTACTTTTAACACCACTTTCCTATAAATAGTGAGAGCCGCCCGCCTTTATTGGTAGGCGGCTTTCGCTTTATATTGTCTTGTCTGTGTCGTCAATCTCATTGACAAACTCTTGAAACTGTGTGTATGATAAATGTGGAAACATTTTGCTGTGCATGATGTGCAACAAATAGCCTTTGCGTGTGTACCACTTTGAGACTTGCTGTGTAAAGCCTTTGCGTGTATCAACAAACAAGGCATAGCCTAAGAATGCATTATAATATATGTAATATTTTGACACTATTAATCACCACCTTTCTGTGTCAAATAGTCGATGTATATGTTGAAATCCTCAGCGTAATCACACGCCACGGTATAACGAACATATGTCGGAAATCTATATACATACTTTCGGGCATATATTGTAACCGCTGTGTTGCAGGCGTGATAAAACGCTTCCCACGCCCTTGATGGGTCATACGTGCCTTTTGTTACACGTTTTGCTAACATCTCTTGTATACAGTCGATTTGCCGCTGTACTGTTACATTGTTATCCATAAAAGTTTGTAATTTTTCGCTGTTATCATCGGGGTGATATACCATATTTTTTGTTCTTTTCATATTAACACTACCTTTCTGTGTCGGTCTTAGCGTGCCGACACTCACGCTTATTGTTTGTTAGTCCATTATGCGACTGTTAGCGATGAATTTTTCAACGCTCATTGCATAAAGATGTGTTTCGGTCTTACGGTCTACAATGTCAACCGCTAACATATCATCGTGTGCGGTATTATATGCTTTGATGATATCTTTATCTGTCGGTTCACCGCTCACACCAAAAGGCAAAATTTCGGTGCTTTTAGTTGCCTTATTGTATACAACTAATGTCGCCACAGTTGCGGTAATAGAGCGTGAAATCAGACCCCTTGTATTAGCTCTTGTTTCCTGTGAATTGTTTGCTTTCTTTGTTTTCATATTGAAAACCGCCTTTCTATAATATTAATTGTGTAGGCTATTGCCTATGGTACGTGACTTGTTAGGTACAAATCACGATGAAAACCTTTGTTATTATAACTCTATTAATTCATTTTGTAATGAATTTATGTAGCTATTTAATTCTAACAATTTCTCATAATCATTGCATTTTAATGAATCGAAATAATTCACATAATTTATATTATCAATTAATTCTAATTCATTCATCATATCCGCAACAGACATTGCACATTCAAGGTGCTTCATACCGTATGCGGTTATTTTTGAATCTGTAACTTCATTATCACGTATCATCGAATTTACATGAAATTTTAATTCATTTAACATAACACGCATAACGTCAACACATGACATGGCTATAGCCTTATCACTCATACCCGATTTTTTAATTAAATTACTTAACATATTTACCATTCCTTTCTTGAATTTGTACCACTTATTGTTTGTGGTTCATTTCCTTTACTGTAATTATATTTTACCACAAATCGACAAACATTACAATAGATATTTTGTAAATCGTTTGTATTTAAGAAATTAAATATATTATAAATAACTGTGTATAATTAAAAATATTTAACCAAATACCATTCATTAAATTGAAATACATTGTTAAAAGTTTGTTCACATTTGCCACTGGTTGCATTTATGAACGTGCTATGAATTGCACCACCGGTAGTGCTACTGGTGGGAAATGGTTCATGTTACGTTCATATTCTGTCAATAGGGCCC